GGTGCGCGACTATTGCCCGCTGGTGTACCGGCGCTGGACCGGCGCGGGCTTCGACTACAGCGAGGCCACGTGCCCATATGCGGGCGCGCAGTCCTATGACCTGGACGGCAACCCCGTGCCCAACTCGATGGACAAGCCCAGCAAGCGGCTGGGGACATGCTGCCGGGTCCGCTTCGGCGTCAACGCGGCGCTGCCGTTTGGCGGCTTCCCGGGGGTCGCGCGCGTGCGTGCCCGCTAGTGCTGCTACGCGAGGGCGTCATGCGCGACGGGCGCGCGCTGGCTACCCCGGGGGCCATAGAGGCTTTCCGCGCCCACGCGGTCGAGGCGTACCCCTGCGAGGCCTTGGGCTTCATCAACCCATGGGGGCACTACGAGCGGCTGCGCAATGTCGCGCGCGAGCCGACCAAACACGCCGTGCCGGACAAGAACCAGTTGGGCCTGCTGATCGCCAAGGGCAATGTCCGCGCCCTGTGCCACAGCCACCCGGGCGGGCCGGACTGCCCCAGCGAGTTGGACGCGCGGACCCAGCAGGACATGGACCTGCCATTCGTCATCTGCTCGACCAATGGACAGGCGACCACCGAGCCGTTCTGCTGGGGCGATGACCTGCTGGACACCCGGCCGCTGGTCGGCCGCACGTTCCGCCACCTGACCGATGATTGCTATGCGCTCATCCGGGCGTACTGGCTGCTGACCCACGGGGTGCTGCTGCCGGACTTTCCGCGCGGCTGGGAATGGTGGGGCAAAGGGTACGGCGGCGAGACGGACCTGTACCGGCGTTTCTTTGGCGAAGCGGGCTTCCACCAGATCGACGCGGCGGACGCCCGGCCGGGCGATGTCTGGATGGCGGCGGTGCGCTCGGACATGCCGAATCACGCGGGGGTTTTCCAAGAGAATGGGCTTGCGCTACACCACCCCAGTTCCGGGCTGCCGCATGACCCCACGCGACTGTCCCGGCGGGAACCACTAGCACGGTGGAATCCCTATATTGTCCAGTGGGTCAGGAGGCCTTGAACTGCTCCGCACGATTCGCCTCCACGGCCAGCTTGGCAAGCGGTTTGGCCGCGAGCATCGCCTCGCTGTAAACACCGCGCAGGAGGCGGTGCGCGCCCTGTGCATCCTGCTGCCCGGGTTCGAATCCTACTTTGCCGCGCGCCGCTTCGCCTTGGTGGCGGCCGATGACGCGCTGAAAGAGGGGCGCAACCTGGCCCCGGGCACGCGCCCGGTTGACGCCGACACGCTGACCATGGGCTTGGGCCGCAAGCCGGTCCTGCACGTGGTCCCGGCAGGCGCACTGGGCGGGACCGAAATCGTGCTGCTCATTGGCGCGCTGGTGGTCACGGCCGCGCTGACCATCGTGACCCTGATGTCTATGCCGCGCGCCCAGAAGGCCGCCGAGCGCGAGGACGCGACCAAGACGGATTCGTACCTGTTCGACGGGGCGCAGAACCGCACCGAGCAGGGCCACCCGCTGGCCTTGGCCTATGGGCGTGTGCGCGTCGGCTCCATCGTGGGCAGCGCCGGTATCAGCACCACGGACATTGGGACCGATTATCTAACGCAGGACACGGGCTATGTGGGCCAGCTGCCCGGCATCGCCGGGGCGGTCTTTGGCGATGAATGGTACGCCATGCACTTGGCCAAAGGCGGCAAGGGTGGCAGCGGCAGCGCGCGCGCCGCGCAGGAAGACCCGAACAACCTACAGAGCCAAGCCACGGCCAAAATTGTGGACATGGTGGGCGAGGGTGAAATCCGGGGCTTGGTCAACGGCCTCAAGTCTATCTCTTTTGACGACACCCCGCTGCAAAATCCCGATGACAGCTTCAACTTCGCCGGGGTGGCGATTGAGCAGCGCGTGGGCCTGCCGGACCAAGACCCCATGCCGGGCTTCTCGCAGTCCGAGGCCAGCGAGGACATCAACACGCAGGTCAAGGTGCTGACCGGCCCGGTAACCCGCACGGTAAGCGATGAGGACGTGGACGTGGCCCGGGTCACCATCCGGCTGCCCCAGCTATACCAGCAGGACACCACCAACGGGGACATGAAGCGGTCCTCGGTGCAAATCCGCATCCTGCTGCAATCGAACGGCGGCGGCTTCACCGAGGTGGTCAACCACACGTTCAACGGTAAGAACACCGCGCCGTACCAGCGCAGCTTTGACGTGCGGCTGCCCAAGGGCGGCGCGCCCCATGACATCCGCGTGGAGCGGGTCACGCCGGACAGCGACTTGGCCAGCGTGGCCAACGAGACGTGGTGGGATTTGCTGACCGAGATTATTGAGGCCAAGCTGATCTACCCGAACACCGCCATGTTCGGCCTGACCGTGGACGCCCGCCAGTTTGGCTCAAATATCCCCACCCGGTCCTATGACATTTACGGCCTCATCGTGGACGTGCCCACCAACTATGACCCGGACACCCGGACCTACACCGGGGTTTGGGATGGCACGTTCAAGCGCGCATGGACCGACAACCCCGCGTGGGTCACCTATGACGTGGTGTCGAGCAAGCGGTATGGCCTTGGCCGCCGCGTGCCCGAGTGGGCGCGGGACAAGTGGGCGCTGTATGCCATCGGGCAGCGGTGTGACGGGCTGGTCCCTGACTTTCAGGGCGGCACGCAGCCCCGCCACACGTTCAACGGCGTCATTGATAGCCCGGCGGCCGCCTATGACATCATCGCCTCGCTGGCCAGCACGTTCCGGGGTTGGTCTTACTGGGGCTCAAGCCGCATCACCTTTGCGCAGGACGCGCCGGAAGACCCCAGCGTGCTGGTTACCCCGGCCAACGCGGTGGATGGCGAGTTCATCTATGACCGGGTGACCCCGCTGGACCAGCGCCGCAGCGTCGCGGTGGTCTATTGGAATGACCCCAATGACGGTGGCCGGCTCACCCCCGAGGTGGTCGAGGACCAAGACCTTATCCGGCGCATCGGCTGGGAACCTGGCGATGAAGTGACGGCCTTTGCCTGCAATAACCGGGGCGAGGCGCACCGCCATGGCCTGTGGCTGTTGGAGGACCAGAGCCAGCCCAGCAACGCCTCGGTGGAGTACCAAGCGGGGCAGGACCATGCATTCGCGGCCCCGGGGCGCATCGCCACCGTGGCCGACCCGATGTACGCGGCCGAGCGGCGCGGCGGCCGGGTCAAGGCCGCGACGGCCAACACGCTGACCATGGACGCGCCGTTTACCCTTGAGGCGGGCGTCACCTACACGTTGAACGTGGTCCTGCCAGACGGGCAAACCTCGGTGCGCCCGGTCACCAACGCGGCCGGACAGGTCACGGTGCTAAACTTGGGCGGCGGCGCATGGGCCACCCCGCCCATCGTGAACGCGGTCTGGCAACTGGAATCCAGCGAGATTGCCAACCGGCAGTTCCGCATCAAGAAAATCACGGCCGACAAGCCGCCCTACAAGGTGCGCGGCATCCTGCATGACCCCACCAAGTATGACCGGGTGGAGCAGGACCGGGACATCGCCGTGCCTAACTATCTGGGGGGCGTGCCCACCGGGCCGCTGACCCCGCCGCAAGACTTGGCCATTCTCGAGTTTTTGTATCAGGACGGCAACGCGGCCATCCCGTGCGTGCAGGTCAGTTGGGTGGGCAGCCCGGACCCCCGGGTGGCGTTCTACCAAGCGCAGTTCCGCCGTCCGGGTGGGCGATTTGAGGCCTTTGCGGACTCGATCGACACGGCGCGCGAGGTGCGCGGGGCCGAACCTGGTTCCTGGGAGTTCCGCGTGCGTGCGCTGGACACGCTGGGGCGCAAGACGGGCTGGGTGGGCAAGACCTACATGCTGGGGGGCCAGCAGTCCGCGCCGCCCAATGTGACCGGCCTGTCACTGGTCAGCGACGACGACGCCCTGACCGCCGCGCTTAAGTGGACCCCGCCCAACGACACCCGGCCGCTGCGCTTTGAGGTGCTTTACCACGCGACCGTCAACGATGTGACCGTGGCGGCCACCTTGGGCCTGACCGATGCGCGCGAGTACCCGGTCACCGCCGCAGGCCACTACTGGGTCCGCACCCAGTTCATGGACAGCAAGGCCACGGCCCCGCCGCACCTGCTGGTGAACACGGCGGACCTGCCCGAGCCAAAGTGGACGCGCACGCAGGGGCGGCCCACCACCCTGTCCGCACTGGACCCGCTGGCCAGCACCAGCCTGACCACGGCGGTGTCGGACATTGCCGCCCTGACCACCACGTATGGCAGCACGGCGAGCGCGGCCGCCAGTGCGGCGGCCGCCTCGGGCTATGCCAGCGCGGCCAGCGCGTCCGCCGGTAGCGCGGCCACAGCCAGCGCGTTGGCGGCCACCTACCGGGACGCGGCAGGCTTGGCCTTGGCTGCGCAGTTCCCGCACAAGGTCAGCGCGCAGGCGTTCACCAACAGCTTTTACAACATTCCCGCGCCGGTTTGGGATGCGTCCGAACTGGTCAGCAGCGGGACGGTGGCGCGGGTCAACGGGGCGAGCACGCTCAACTATGCCTTCGGCCTGTTCATGCGCGAGATCATCCCATACCAAGCGGGCCGCCAATACGACATCGTGACCGAGTGGTTCTACCAAGCCGGACCCGGGGCCGATTATGGCACGGGCTACGTCTTGTTCTTCGACGCCAGCGGGACGAACATCGGCAGCGCGCTGGCAGGCTCGGTGGTAGCGATTCCGGGCGGAGGCTATGGCACAGCCACCTTCCCGTACACCATGACCGGGGCCACGGCCGGGACGGCATTCGTGCGCTTCGGCGTGCTGTGCAACCGGGACATCGACCTAACGTCTAACGCGGCGCGCACAACTGACATCCGGGCGCTGTACCCGGTGGACCGCACCAGCGAGTTGGCGGCAGCGGCCAGCGCCACGGCGGCAAATGGCAGCGCGGTCAATGCCAGCGCAAGCGAGGCGAACAGCCTTACGTACAGCAATAATTCGGCCACCTACCGGGACCAGTCGCAAGGCTACCGCGACACGGCCAGCGGGTATGCCACGACGGCCACCACGCAGGCCGCGCTGGCCAATGCGTCGGCGGTGGCGGCCAACTTGAGTGCCGTTGTGTCCGCATCAGTCAACGGCGGGCAGTTGAATCGAAACGCGGCCTTTGCTGACTGGCCGACGGGCCAGACATATCCAACCAAGTGGGCCGTCTGGTCGCTGGAAGCCGGGGGGTCATACGCTCAAGCAACGGGCCTGCGGTCTGCCTATGCTGTCCGCATGGTGTGCGGCGCGGGCCATAACCACGGCTTGTTCACCGACTCTTCGGTCGATCTGGGCCTAACTTCGACGGCACAGTATTTTGTCATCGAATGGGATGTCACGCTGGTTGCCGGAGATTTGTTCGGGGCCGGGGCATACGCGGCCAGTTACAACAGCGCGGAAACCTCGGGCTTTAGTGACTTTGCCAGCTTCGGCACGCTGTACGGGGCTGGCACGGTCGGCAAACGCTACCGGGGCACCAAACTGCTGTATCTGCCCACCACCGGGACTGACCACCAGCGCCTCTATGCGATGGCTGGTTACCCCGGCGAACTGGGCACGACATCGGCCAAGACGCTGGACTGGCATTTCTGTGGCCTGCGCCCGGCCACCGATCAGGAAATCCTGTCCGGCACGGCCATCCCGACGTTGCAGGCCAACGTGGCCAGCAACACCACGGCGATTGCGACCCATGACGGCAAGCTGCTGGCGTACTTTGAAACCGTGGCCAGTGCTGGGTCCAGCACGGCGGCGGTGCGCATCAAGGCGCTGTCCGGCGGCGTGGACACCAGCAGCGTGGAGTTGCAGGCGCGCGAAATCCTGCTGACCGACGGGACCACCAACTACCCGGCGCTGAAAATCAGCGGCGGCAACGTGCTGATCACGGGCGACCTGGACGTGCGCGGCGCTATCCGGGTGGGCGGCTCGCGCGTGCCTATCGCGCTGCAAAACATCGCCCTGACCGTCTATGACGGCCAAACGGTCAGCTACGGGACCGACTTGGGCAATGTGCCCCGGCTGGTCCCTGACTTTTCCAACTTCCCCGCGCTGGGCACTGGTGAGTCCTATATCTTCCGCGCGGACAGCAGCACGTCCACCGGCTTCATTGCGCGCGTCCGCAAGGCCAGCACGGGCACGCTGACCACCCAGACTTCCGGGGCGGCCACCACGCCGGGCACGGGGCCGACGTTCCAGACCCAGAAGCCCACCACGGCCGATGCGTACAACGGGGTGTACAACTTCCGCGTGCAGGGCAACGTGCGGCGCAAGCGCACCGGGGACGGCTCGGCCGAACCCTATGAATGGTCCGGCGGCCTTTACATCTTGTTCTACTACCGCCCGGCAGGCGCGTCCGCTTGGACCGACGCGGGCAGCTACTACCTAAGCGCGGGCAGCGGCGGGGTATCGCAGACCATTGCCTATGACGTGGTTATACCCGTCACCATCGGGACCGCGCTGGGGCAGGACGCGACCAACACCGAGTTCGGCGTGTCGCTGGGCTATGCCGAAAACACCGCGTTCGATTCCGTCACTGCCGTGCCATCGGTCAGCTATTCGACCAGCACGGCAACGGAGTCGACCGCCACGCCGTCCAACACCCCCTTGCTGCCCGTGCAGGTGATTCCGCAAAATGCCTAACCTTGAAGAAGTCCTGATCGCCGCCGGTGAGCCGGTCCTGCCCCTGTACACCTGCGGCCGGGAGGACTGCGCCCGCGCCTGCCGGGCCTTTGAGATTGAGGTGGTGGACGACCAGTGGGTGTGCAGCGCGTGCCTGCACCGCGACCGCCGCGCGGCCGAGCCTGCCCCGGTGCTGACCATGGACGACGTGCGGGCCGAGCGCACCGCGCGCCTGCGCATCTGTGACTGGACCCAGTTGGAGGACGTGCCCGACGACGTGAAGTTGCCCGCCCAGCCATACCGACAGGCCTTGCGGGATTTCCCCGAAACGCTGGAAACAGAACACCCGGACCTGCTGGATGACGACGTGGTGGTGGTCGATGACATTTGCGCGCTGCCGTGGCCCGAACTGGACTAGGTTGTGACAAGGCCTCGCCGCTGATATAGCCCGGCCATACCCCCTCGCCGGAGAGCCAAAATGGCCAAAGAGTTGACCGCCGCCGAAGCCGAAAAGATGCGCGAAACCTTAGCGGCCCACGATGAAGCGGTTGCCAAGGAGCGCCGCGACAAGGCCGCCGAAACGCTCAAGCCAGCGCGCGACCTGGTGGACTCGGACGAACTGGCCACGGTCATCAAGATGGCCCGGACGGCCACCCAGCAGCTTGCCCGCTTTGGTCAGTTGGCCAGCGTGCTGGAAAACATCGCGCAGTGTGGTGAACTGCTGGGCGGCTTCATCGAACGTGCCGAGGCGCAGGTGGTCCACGAACTGACCACGGCCTCGGCAGACAAATCAGAATAGACGGGCACGCCAGTGTGGCGCGCCTTTCTCTCCTTTCTGCTCCTAGCCGCGTCCGCCCCGGCCGAGACGCCCAGCCTGCCCATGCCCATGCCGACAGCGGAGGAATTGGGCAGGGCGTTGGCGTCCCAGAACGACTGGCGGGCAATCACGCTGGTGTTGTCCGTCGCGCTGTTCGCCATGATCGCTATGATTATCTTTTTGGTGGTCCGATTCCTCAACGCTTCTACAGCGTCGGCGTCCGCGATGGCCACGATGGCCAGCACGCTGGCCCGCATGGAGTCCAGCCAGTCGCTGGCCTTGTCCCGGATGGACGCGACGCTGGACGCCCGGCTTGGTCACCTTGCCGTGGGGCCGAGGCAGTGAAACACTTTGGAGAAGGGTTTGCCGCCATGGTGGCCACGTTGGCGATTGGGTGGAAAGTCGCGCGCAAGCTGCCCAGCAGCATTGGCGGCCTGCTGGCCCAACTTGATGCACAAGAGCAGCAGGCGCGCGAAATCGTCGGGGCGATGAATCTGTTAGAGCAAACATCGCGGGACGCTGTTAAGGGTTGATTATGAACCCTTTTCTCCAAATCGCCGTGGTGGGCTTGATCGCCATCGCGAGCCTGTACCAGCTTAAGCTGTGGTGGCGGGTTCTGGGTGAGCGCGTGCGCGCTTGGCGCGCGGACCCGAATCACAGGCGCTGGTGGACCGAGTCGCTGTTTTGCTTCTCGGTCGCACACGTCATGCTGGACATCGGCCTGTCCACCCTGTGCACCACGTGGGCGCTCAACATTTGGGTTAATGGTCCCCGCCCGGCCACCGGGTTGCGGTATGCGAACCTGGGCGCGGCCGCCTTTCTGCTGTGCGCCAAGCTGATGTTCATTTGGGCCACCTCGCTTGAGCGCGAAAACATGAGCCGGTTCTACCGCTTCATGGCCATCGCGGGCATGTGGGTGCTGGTCATCTGGGGCTTGAGCATCGCCACCCCGCGCTGACTTGGCGCGCCTCTCGTCCCGTGATAGGGGCGGCGTCCGAGGGAGCCACCCATGGACCTGCTACAACTGCAAGACGCGCTTAAGAAGACCGGCCGCTATGCTGGGGTGCTTGATGGCAAATGGGGCAAGCTGACCGAGGCGGGAATCCTGCTCGCGTTATCCGATGGCCCGGACACCGCCGTGACCGACGCGGACTTCGTGGCGTCCGGCCAGCGGCTGGGCAACGTGCAGGCGGCGGCCATCAAGGCCTTCTGGAAAACCGAGGCCAACGGGTCCGGGTCGCAAAACGGCACGCTCAAGATTCTGCCCGAGCCGCACCGCTTTTCCAAGAACACCGGCCACCGCTTCGACGCGACCAACCCCACGGTCAGTTACCCTAAATGGGGCACGCGGCCCTACCCCAAGACGCAGGACGCCCGGCTGGCCCAGATGCTGCAAATGGTCCGGCTGGACGTGGATGCGGGCTTCGCCTCGGTCAGCTACGGCGCGCCGCAGATCATGGGCGAGAATTTCGCCATGTGCGGCTATGACAGCCCGTTCGCCTTTGCGGCCGCCATGGCGCAGGACGAGCAGACCCAGCTGCGCGCCTTTGAGGCGTTCGTGACCGCCGCCGGTATCGTCCCGGCGCTGCGCCGTGTGGACAAGACCACGGCCAGTTGGGAGCCGGTGGCGTCCAAGTACAACGGCACGGGATTCAGGGTGAACAACTATCACGTCAAGATGCGCGATAACTTCGTGGCCTTTGGCGGCAGGTAAGGGAGGCTAAAATGCTAAAGCTAGTAGGGGACACCACACAACCGGAGCAGACCACCGCGCTGATTCCGGCCACGTCGATTTGGTCCAACATCCTGATGACCATTCGGATTCTGGCCTTCATCGGCTCGGGCGCGCTGGGCGTGTTCCAGATGCTATCGCGCCACCAGATTGCCGAACTGTGGGTCTGGCTACAGGGCGAGGACGGGACGCGCTGGGGCGTTATGGTGCTGACCTATGCCACCCCGGTGGCGCTGGGCGCGTATGCGCTCATCCGGAACACCAAGGCGTACAAGTGGGCGCGCGGTCTGGTGACCGATCGGCGGGTTTCGCCCAGCGTGGCGCAGATCAAGGGCACGCCCGGCGCGGCCGTCGCGGAGGCGGTCGCCACGGCTGACCCGTCGCAGGACGCGGGCGCGTGATGCGCCGCCTTGCGCTTCTGCTGGCCCTGCCGCTGGGCGGGTGCTTTCTCCAAGTTGGTAGCGGCGCTCCGGTCAGCCCGGGCGCGGTGGCTGTCCCGGTCCAGTCCATCCCCACCGGCAGCAGCGGCCCCGCCATCACGCCACTGGGCAACACCGCGATTGACGACCAGCTTATCCGGGGAGCGTGGCTGTCCTACGATTTCGCGCTGGACTGGGTGGAGTCCAAGGTCAAAGCGGGCGAACTGGTCAAGGGGACGCCCAAGGCGCTGGCGGTCAAGGCCAAGGTGGACGCGGCGCTGATGTACTTGGAAATGGCCAGCGCGGCCCAGCGGGCGGGTAACGCCACCAGCTACATGCAGGCCTTGGCAGACGTGACCGCCGCGCTCGCGGCTGCGCGCACAGCAGGACGGTGACCATGGATTTCGGCAAACTGATCGACACGCTCAAGTCGCACATGGACGAGGTGGAAAGCGTCATCGGGCTGGTTGTGCCCGGCGGCAAGACCACGGTGGATGCCATCGCCAAAGTGACTGGCCTTGCCGGTACGGCGGTGAAGGTCATCGACGCGGCCAAGGAAACGCTGGGCAGTGACGCGGCCCAGTTGGACGCGACACGCGACGCCCTTGAGGCCCGGGTGCGTGCGCACGCCAAACGGGTCAGCGATATGCTGGGCTAGTCCAAATTGAGCGCAGCGCCCCCGTGGGCGCATTGCGCAACTCCCAACTAAGCCCTGTGGCCCCGGGACCGCCCCGACGGCCACAGGGCTGTTTTTCGTTTTGCGTCCATGACGCTTTTCCGAATGGTCTGGCAGAAGTGCCCGGGTGGCCAAATCCGCACCCCCGCTGCCCTGTGGGGCAAAAAAATGGCCCCAGCGGGTTCACCACCGGGGCCAGTTAACTAGGAGAGGAATGCATGACCGCCAGGTCCTGCGCTTGTCGCTATAGCAACCTCGCCTGTTCCTTGCCACCCCGTTGCGCTGCCTCGATCTTGGCCCGCGCCTCGTCCAGCCGGGCTGTGGCCTGCGCCACCCGGGCGCGCTTCTTGGTCCTGCGCTTCACCTTGTTCTGGTTGCGGCGCTCCTGCACCCCTGACGCGATGCAGGCCAGCTTGTCCGCGCGGCGCTGGTGCGTCACCTCGGGGCTGCCGTTGTCCTGCTGGTGGCCGCGAATCCACTCCGCGCTGTAGCCCACCCCGGTGTCGGTCAGGACGCGGCGCACCATGGTGATGACCTGCGCCATGTCGGCGTTGCGCTGTTTGACCTTGGCCTCCCCGGCCATCCACTTGACCACCGGCTCGTTGTCGCAACGGATGTGCAGGTGGTGGCCGGTTACCAAGACGCCCTGCCGGATGAGCCAGTAAACCGCGTTTGCAATGGCGTACAATTCCGCGTGCGTGCTGGTCGCGGCCGGTTGACGAAACGCCCCGCTGGCTTCCCATGGGGGCATCCCTTCGACCACCGCGACCATGCCCCACCCGCTTAGCTTGCGCTGTTTCCCAGTGGACAGGCTGGCGTCGGTGTACAGCGTGACCTTCACGGGCGTTTGACCCGCGCGCTGTCGGGAATCGTATGGGTGAAAGACGCACCCCGGTGCGGGCCTTCGTACATGCGAAACTCCACTTCCCAGCCGCTGCGGGTCCGCACCTTGTGGACCACCTGCGCCCCGTGCCCGGTGTCGGTCAGTACCCGGTCCCCCTTCTGTAAGCTGGGGGCCGGGATTGGGTCAAAGGCCATTATACCGTGACCAGTTCGCCTGTGTCGCGGTGGGTCAGGACGATTTCCAGCCTGTCAGACCCTTCCTCGATTCGTCGCAGGTCATCGGACTGGTTGAGCAGCAACGGCCCCAGCAGGTCGCGCATGTCATCGCTGGTGTGGTAGGTGGACTTGAGGTCAGTCCACGCGCCCAGCAGGGCCATGCAGACCTTGCGGGGTTCGCCGTCCTCAAAGCCGCGCCGGATGTACACCCGCGACTCTTCAACCAGCAGGTCCACCCCGTCGGTCAGTTCGTCCACCAAGATGAACGCCTGATCTTCGTCAAACTCGATGCCAAGGCCGCCCAGCACTTCCAGCGCCAGTGACAGCGCGTCATTGTTTTCCGCCGGGACATAGTGCCCCTCGGGCGGCGCGGCGCGGCGCATGTGCTTGAGCATCAGGTCAAAAGCCGACGGGGCGATGTCCTCCTTGGCTTGCCGCGCCGCCCCCAGCACGTCCAGCATGGTCCGGCTGGGGTCACCAGCCGACACATAGGCCAGTCCGCGTTCCAGCCGTTCACCCCGGCCCACCACGGCGGCGCGCACCACGGCGTAACTGTCCACCCGGCTAGTCAGCGCCATGACGATCTGCGTGTCCTGCTCCCATGTGTACCCCATGGTGCGGTCTTCGGTCAGCTTCTGCTCCACCAGAATGTCGTAGGTGTGCACGCTGGGCTTGGGCAGCTTGCGCGCTCGCACGCCCCGGTAGAACATATATTCGGACGGACCTGGAAGGATGCGCAGGGCGTCATCGGCCCACAGCGGTTCGCCTTCCACGAACAGGCTGGTCCGGTCCTCATAGGCCGCATCAAGGGCGTCCCACTCGACCAGCAACTGCGTGAAGTCATCGCGCTGCACCTCGGCAAACTTGCCGAAGTCCCCGCCCTCGTCCCGGGCATTGCAGCCAAACTCGCGCAGGACCATCCACGGTTCCCAGTCGCGGCCCAACCGGGTGGTGATGCCCATTTCGCGGCCGTCCAGCAGCACAAGGTCAAAGGGCTCGCCGCGAATCTCGCGCGTCTCGGTGGTGAACTGGTGGGTGTCCATGCCACGCTGCAACGTGATGGACCCGCCGCCGCGCAGCACCGTGGCGATGCCGTACTTGATGCCCGTGCCGAAGCGGCCGAAGCTGCCCGGATTCTTGACGCTGACCCCCATGGTGCGCACCGCGTCCAAGTCGATCAGCCCGTTGTTCCAAAATGCGATCATGTGATGTCCTTCCTGTGGTCGTGTACTTTGACCCCGTTGGCCGGGGCGGCCTCAATAAACGCCGCGCCAAGCTGGCCGATGGTCAGCAGCGCGTTGGCGGTCACGCTTATGTACGCGGCTTCGGGAGCGGTAGCGGCAACCCTTTCGATTGCCGCCAGCGCCTCGTTGGTCGCGTGCACCGCCAAGTCCACCATGATGTTGGCGTCGGCGCGTGACATGCCCATCCCCATTGCGGTGCGGATGGTCTTCGCCCGGTCCTCGGGCGTTACCGAGTAGGCTAGGCGTTGACCCAATTCATGCCCTCCTCAAAATCCACGTCACCCGCGAGGTTTTCGGCCGTGCTGGCAAACTGGCCCCCGGCAAGGCGGCCCAACTGGCCGACGCGCTTGATGGCGGCCACCAAGTTATCAGCAGCCCGGATGGGGTCTTCTTCGGCGGCAATAAGTTCGGTCGTCTGCATGTCAGTCCTCCAGTGTTAAACCGATTTGGGCGGCGCGGCGGCGGCGCTCGGCCTGCGTGGCCAGCACGCCTGCGCGCCAGACCTTGAAGGCCGCTTCGCGCGCTGCCGCGCCAAGGTTGTAGGCCTCTTGGGCGGGCGACCTGTAACCACGATCTGCCGGGTTTGCGGGGTGTTGCAGCACAAGCGATGCGCTGGCGTTGGGGGCTAACTCCATGGTCAGCGCCTTCTTGCACCACGCCAGCGAGTCGATGATCTGCTGCGCCTCTTTCAAGTGGGCCGCCTTCATGCCAGCGGGACCGGCTTGGTCACCACCAGAATCCCGGTGGCCACGCCCGTGCCCTCGGCCTTGAACTCGCCTGCGGGCAGGTCCGTCCAGTCCGCATCAACGCGGTTGCGCCACGCGCGGAAGTCCGCCGAGGCCTTGTCATTGGCAAAGGTCCAGTGGGGCGACATGATGGCCCCCAGACGGCCGCCGACGGGCAGCAAGCTGTAGGCGTGCAGCACGTGGGCCATGTCTTTGCCCGCCGAAAAAGGCGGGTTCATTATGACCACGTTGAAGCCGGACCCGCGCGATTGCAGGAAGTCCCCCTGCGCCACGTGCGCCACGTCGTCCAAGGTAAAGTCCTCGCGCAACTGGGCCGCCAGTTTGGCGTCCAACTCGTTGGCCACCTCGACCTTGCCGCCACGGTCCAGCACGGCGCGGATAAGCGCGCCAGCGCCTGCGGACGGTTCCAGCACCCGGTCCTCGGCCCCGATGCCCAGCACGGTGGCCAGCCGCTTGGCCAGTTTGGCGGGCGTGAAGAACTGCTCCAACGTCTTCTTCTGGTCCACCACGCCCCCGGCATCGAGCGCGCCGCGCAGGTCCGCCTCGGCGGCGGCGTCAAACACGTGACCGGCCTTGCCCCGGTTCCACTTGCCGCCCAGCGCGCGCAGCGCCTTGTCCACGGCCTCGTACAGCTTGCGGTCCAACTGGCCCGGGGGCAGCTTGAACACTGGGCCTTCCCACGTGCCCCGGCGCAGCACGTCGGCCGCGTCATCGGGGATGGTGACCATTTTAATTCGCATAGGTTTCTCCACGGGTTGGAAGCCAACGGGGCAGGATGGGGGGCAGACCTTGCGCGGCAGCGTAGCCCGCCGGGGTCAGGTTGTAGTCCAGCAGGTGGTCCGCATTGGCCACCCGGGTGGCATTGGCCAGCCGCTGGTCAAAGAGTTTGCCGTAGCCCGGGTGTCCAACCCGAGCACGGATGACGCGGCAGTCACGCAGGGCGCGCAGCGCGGCCTCAATATCCGTCATGCGGCTACCTGCGCCAAGTCGTCCATGTACCCTTCGGTGACAGCGAAGCGGAACAGGCGGCGCTCCATGTCCACCAGCGTGCCGGACCACTCGCAGTTGCCGATGATGCAGTGCCACTGGTCAGCGTTCTGGGTCAGGTACAGCGTGCCGCAGTAGGTGCGGCCCGGGATGCCGTCCAAGCCTTCGTCGCTGGTGGGCACGCCAAGGTCCGCGTGGTCCCGCCCGGTGGCTTGGAAGCGGGCGAAGCCGTCGCCCATGTAGTGGGGCAGCGCCCGGGTCAGCGTGTCTGCGTCGTCAATCTCAACCAACGAGGTGTCGGTGTTGTCTAGGTCATGCTCCCAGCCGTGATCGCCCTGCACCAGTTGGACCACGGCAAAGCGGTCACCGCCGGGGCAGTCCCGCATGGCGTCGTCTGGATACTGCGCCCACACGGCAATGCCGGTGGGCACGTGGACGAACACCGGGCAGGCGTCGTTGTGCCAGCACAGGTTGTCGGTCCAGTCCGGGCCGAGCAAAATGGCGGGCAGGCTGTCAACTGGATAATCGGAAAACGAGGTTGCGAGAGTCACAGGCAATTCCTTCTGGCGGTCACCCCGTCCGGTGTTCCGACTCGGGGTAGGTGGGTGGTATGTTAGTTCCGGGTTTGGCGCAACACTCAACCGCGCTTGCGGTCCATGTAGCGGTAGCCCGAACGCAACTGGCGTTTGACGTACTCGGTGGTGCGGGGACGCCCGGCCTTGCGGTCAGCGGCGTTGAAGCTGTCCAAGATGGACACCATTTCGGCCAGCGCGGCTGACCCGGTGGGGCCGTCCTCCTTGCGGTTGCGGCACTCGCGCCACGCCTTGGCCAGCGCGATGATGGCGCGGCCCTCGGCGGCGGCCCGGGCTTGGTAGGCCTTCTTGTGTTCGGCGGTGCAGAAGGTCTTGACCCCGCCCCGGCCGGACGAGCGGCGGAACTCCGTGCCGCACTCGGGGCACTGCTGGGTCTTCCATTCAAGAGGCGGTTGCGATGCCATCCGGCGGTTCCTTCTTCCGGGGCAGCAACCCGCTGCCCATTTCCGTCATATACGGAATTAAAACGGGGCTGCAACTCCCCCGAGGAAGATAATTTTAGGGGTACGGGCGCGGCCGTACCGACTGCGCCACGTACAGCGGATGCTGGGGCGACCCGTCCAGGTTCACCGCCAGACAGGACAGCGGGACTTGCACTTGGGCCGCTGCCGCCAGTGCCCAGTTGGCGCGCCGCTTGTGTGCCCCGTGCTTGCCCCAGCCGCAGATGACCGGGCTGCCGTGCTGGGCCGCTTGCCGCAGCGTGGCCAAAATCGTGGGGTTATTGCCCGGCCCCACCGGGTCAGCCGCCGCCATCATGTCGCGCGGCTCGGTCGCGCGGAAGCCGAACAGGTTGATGACGACCAGCCCGCCGTAGCCCCACGCCTTGGCGCGCGCGATCATGCCGCGAATCGTGGGGTCCACTTTCAGGTGGGTGGCCGTGCTGGGGTTGAGCATCCAGCAGAACAGCGGCGGCGCGTCTGACCACAGCCATTCAAGGTAGTAGCGGTGCGCGCCGTCGTCCGAGTAAATGGCCAAGGTGCGAACGGGCCGGTCAAACAATCCGCCGGGCAATTCGGCGCGCTCCGTTTTCATCATCGAGCGGCGGCCTTGCGCGACGGGCTGTTGTCGCCTGTCCTGTTTCGACAATAGGCAAGGAAGCCGGGGGCGTTGAGGTTTTCCTTACGTGTTCCCCACCGCAAGTTGCTGGGGCGGTTGTTTAGCCCGTCCTCGTCTTGGTGCAGCACTTCCATGCCATCCGGGCGCGGGCCGTGCCACGCCTCACAGACCAACTGGTGGACTTTCAGGTTGCCGTATTTGCGGTTCCACAGGCCACGGTAAAGGTGTTGCGCGCCCTTTTTGGAACGGCAAATGTTGCCGGTGGTGGGCTGCGGATTGTATTTCCGCACCCCACCTTTGGGCATAGCTGCCTCGGATGGCGGCAGCAGGATGCGCCCCCAACTGCTGGCCATGATGCCCGGTCTGGACGGCACTGGCCGCCATTCCTCGGTTTCCATCACGTCGTTTTACCTACAGGACGCGGCGGCGTCGAACCCCCGGCTCATAGTCCGGGTCGCACAAAACGAAAGGAACGTCGTCGTCCAGGTCAGCGTCAAATGCAGGCGGACGCCCGCCATAGCCGCCGCCCGTGCTGCCGCCTGCGGACCCGCCACCGGCATAGCCGCCGCTGTCACGGCCGCCCCCGCCACCGCCGCCGCGCTCGCGCGAGTCCAGTAGCACCAGCGTGGAATTGAACGGCCGCAGCACCACGTCGGTGGTGTACCGATCGGCTCCGCTTTGGTCCTGCCATTTGCGGGTTTCCAACTGGCCTTCCAAATAGACCTTGGACCCCTTTTTCAGATACTGCTCGGCCACCCGGCAAAGCCCCTCGGCAAAGATCGAGACGTTGTGCCACTCGGTCTTGTCTTTGCGCTCCCCGGTGGACTTGTCCTTCCAACTGTCCGTGGTGGCCACCGAAAAGCTGACCACCTTGCCCCCGTTGGCGAAGCTGCGGGACTCGGGGTCTTTGCCCAGATTGCCCAGCAGGGTCACCTTGTTAACGCTGCCCGCCATATCAGTGTGTCTCCTTGATGGCCCAGACCTTGGCGGTCTGGCCTGATTCGTTGCTGCGCCGGTCCCCGGTGTCGCGGATGAGGCCCAGCTTTTTCAGTTCGGTGAAGCGCGGCCGCACGGACAAGATGGACTCGCCCATGCGGGCCGCGCATTCGTCGGCGGTGAAGTTGCCCCGGCGCAGTTGGACCAGCACGCGGTCGCGGAGCAGCTGGGCACGTGGCAGGGTGGCCTCGGCGGCTTTCAGGCTGGTGTCCTGATCGCGGAAGCCGGGGCTGTGCGGGTAGCGCGGCGCGCAATAGTCCAGCAGGTCAGCCACCGACTTTGGCCCGCACCAAATTCACCACGTCGGCAACTGTTTTCCAGCGGGCCATTTCGTCGTCCTCGACCGTCACGCCGGGGAAGGCGTCTTCAACCGCCATGGCCAACTCCACGTTGTCCAAGCTGTCAAAAGTCAGGTCTTCGACCAGCACGGCCTCGTTGGTCACCTCGGCCCCCTCGGGGGCAAACTCGGTCACTGCCGCGTGCACTTTGGTTTCGATGTCGTCCATGTGGTCACTCCTTGGGAAATTCGGTGTGGGTTCGTCCATACAGCTTGCGCCCGGCCAGCTTCTTACCCGCCCGGATGTAGCCCTGCCCCTGCTCAACCAGCAGTTGCGCGCCGGTATAGTGGTGGCCGTGGGCATACACGCTGGACGATTCGCCCATGTACGCGCACGGCTGCCACTCGCCCCATTGCTTGAACAGGAAAGGTACGCCCGCGTCCGCGCACTGGTCCCGCAGGCTGTGCGCCCAGTCGGGGTGCATCGGCCGCGCGCCCGGGCCGGATTCGCCGCCGACAATCACCCAGTCGATGGCCGGTCCTTTGCGTGGAGGATTGTCGCCAATCATGTTTATAGAGTCGCCGGTCAGCGCGTTAAGTAGGCTTGACCCCGGTTCAAGAATAGTCAGGTCCACCGACCCCAACAGCGGCTCCATGGACAGGAACGCCACGCGCGCGCCCAAGTCGCGCTTGGTCGCCAGTAGCTTGGGCACGTCCCGGTCTGCCTCCTGCTGGTTAACCACCGTGGCCCCCAGCCAGACGTTGCCGGGTAGGTAGCGCGTGCCGTTGCCCGCGATGGCCCCGTGGTTGCGCACCATGTCCACCACGTTGCCAATGCGCTTGGTCAGCAGCAACCAGTCCAGGTTTGGGGTCAGGCGGATAAGTTCAAACAGGTCTTCGCGCCACGCGGGGTCCACCGCGTTGTCGAACACATCGGCCAAGCTGGCGCAGAACACCCGCTGCCGTCGCCCCCCGTTGGCCTCGGCAAACGATGCGGCCGCCGCGTTCCACACCTTGGGCTTGGTCCAGTTTTGCGGGCTGGTCCGGCGTCGCGGCGCGCCCGGTCCCCAGTTTGGCGCGACCCCGCCGCCAAAGCGCGCGTTGCGCGTCTCGGCATAGCAGTGGTCGCACCCGGGGCCGACCTTCTGACAGCCTTCCCAGCCGTTGAACGTGTGGTCTGCCCACTCGATTGCGGTTCCCTCGGCCATCAGTGCTGCACCACCTCAAACCGCGCCAAGAACTTGGGCAGCGGCATGGTGAATTTCAGCCGGGGCAGGGTGCACATGCTAAAGACCGCCATGGCGTCATTGGTGCGTTCGTCAAAGGCCACGAACAGCAACTGGTACTCGTCCCGGCTTTTGATGTGCAGGAATGTCTTGCGGTCATAAGGCCGCGCGTCATCCAGTTCATGGTACAGCGCCGAGACAGACTTGCGCACGTCTGGCCCGGCTTCCTCGGCCACCAGTTGGGCGGCCAGCAAGGCCGCCCTTTCCAGTGTGTCCTGCTGCGCCGGGGTGGAGCCGTGCAGGCCGTCCAGCAGCGCCACCAACTGGCGTGCAGTGCTAATGTCGCTCACTGGTCGCCACCCAGCAGGTCACCCTGCCCGGCCGTGTCGGTCGCGGCGGCCGCGTCCTCGGACTGCAACCGGGCTTCATCGGTGGCGCGCTGCGTTTCCTGCTCGGCCTTGTCGATTTGCTGGAACCGCTCGGCATTGGCCGCGATCAACCGCTTGTAGGTTTCCTCGTCATCCTGTTGCAGCAGGTTGAGCAGGCGCACGTGTTCGTCGCGCGTCTGGTATTCCTGCAAGGCCTCAAGACTGGTCAGCGGCGGCAGCCCGGCCAAGTAGCCGCGCACCAAGTCCTCGCGCTCGGCCGCGTTGGGTTCGTGCCGCACCAGCGCCGGGATGGTCACCGAGTCATCGTCCAGCGCGCTGTTGTCCACCCGGCGGCCGCGCTCGGTCGCGTCCATGGTGTCGCGCATTTCCTCGGCAATTTGCAGACCATAGAGGCAGTCGGCAAAGCCATCGCGCAGGACGAACGCCCGGGCACGGTTGAACAGCATCCGGTCAGGGTACAGAATCCACGGCTTCCGCACGGCGCTGTTCCACAGCCCAGCCCGGCGGGCATCGGCCACGGTGAAGGTGCTGACATACGGGTCTGTCTGGCCCTTGCGCCAGTAGCTGACCCGGTAGCCATAATCAGCGGGCCACCTGTCCAGCGGGACAGTTTCGGCGTCGAATTGCGTACCCACCTTTTCGACCTTGTGATTGTCCACCACCCCGGCCTGCTGGACCAGCGCCTGCGCGCCGTCGCCCCAAACGGTAAAACGGCCGTTCATCGGCAGCAGGCTGCCCAAGCCGGTCTGGGGTGGCAGGCCAATTTCCAGCGCCTTGAGAATGCCAGCGGCCACCAAGCTGGTGTTTACCGCGTTGTTTCGCTTACCATCAAAGCGGTAGGCGTCGGGGACCATTTCGGCGTTGGCCAGCGCCTGCGCCATGGCCACGGCCTGCCCGGCGTCGCGCGGGATAATGGGCATCACGCCCGTGCCGTCGGCCGCCATCGGGGGCTTCTTGGGCTTGGCGATTGCGGGCACTTGGGCCTCGGTGGTGGTGTCGTTCATCGGTCAGTCTCCTTAAATGTCCAAGCCCCAGCTTGGGATGTCGCCATCGGCAATTTCGTCCAGTTCGGCCAAGTCCAGCCACGGGTCCACGCCGTACAACTCGGCGTTGCGGCGGAACTCCCGGCAGGCGGTCACCCAGAAGCCGCACATGATGGTGTGGCTGGTGCTGCCCGTGCTGTACCAGTACCCCCGGGTGACAGGCGCGTCCCCCTTCTGCTGGAAAACCCACATCCACCTGTCCGGGTCTTCATAGGCCGCCCACCGCATGGCGAACTCCTGCTGGGCGGCGCGTCGGTTGTCCTGCCCGTCGGCGGTGTCATGGTAGTAGATCGCGCTGGCCCCATGGGCGCGGACCAATTTGCGCACCTCGTCCGCCGCCTGCAAATAGATGGCGGGTTGCAGGGCGTAGCGGTTGGACGCGATGGCGTGCAGGATGGCGTTGCGGATGCTGCGCTTGTCCCGGTTAGCGAACGACTTAAGGTCCACCATCATCTTGAGTTTGAGGTAGTCCACCCGGGCCTTGCACAGCACGCCCTGCCGGGGGTCGCGCCACACCAGCGTGACCTCGGGCACCCCGCCGGTAAACGCCTTGGACAGTTCCGGCTCCTGCGCGATCATGCGCGCGGCCACACGGATGCGGCGGTCATCGGCCACGGACAGCATGGCGCGCCCGGCGGCCATGCGCTCGGCCTTGGCCACGATGTCATCCCAGACCTCAACAGACCTGTCAGCCTGCACCAGTTGGGCAATCCAGTCCGGCTTGGTGGCCGCCTTGGTCTTGCCCTCCTGTCCGGGCACGTCCACCTTGGCCACGGGCTTGATGTCGCGCGCCTCAAGCGCCTGTTTGATCTGCTCGACCGTGCGCAGCGCCTTGGGGTGCGCCTTGGGGTCCGGCGCTGGGTAGAACCGCTCGCCATAGTGGCGCGGCCCTTCCAGAATCATGGCGTGGTACGCCCGGCCGACAATCCGGTGGGTCTTTTCGTCCGCCTCGTCTTCTTCCTCGCGGTCCTCGTTGAGCCACGAGTCCGCCCAGAACAGCGTGGGGCTGGCCAGCAGCGCGCGGGCATAGCTTTGCGAAAAGCACGGCAGCCGGTGGTAGTCTTCTTCGGTCATGCCGAAGTGGATGCCAACAGGCGGCTCCGGGTGGGTGGTGTCAAGGCGCGGCATGGCCAGCGGGCCTTCCTGCTCCACAAACTGCATGACCGGCGGCGGTGCATCGCCCAGCAGGTCACCCACGGTTTCGCGCATCACGCCTGCAACTTCCTTTGGCATATCTGTCTCCTATGGGGCCGGGGCACGCGGCCCCGGCCACCGGGTTATTCGCTGGCCGGTGCGGTGGTGTCGTCGCCCGCCACTTCCAGTTTCACCCCGTCATTCATCAACTGGGCCACCCGGCTGGGCTTCTGCACCACCTCGACGGTGAAGTGGTCTTTGGCCGCATGGCGCAGCGCCATGGGTCCGCTGCTGGCGTCGATCAGCCGGGGCTTGTCTGCCCCCTTGGCCTTAACTTCGTACATCGGCATGTCAGTCTCCTTGGGTTGAACTTGTCAGGCGGCGCTGTTTTCGGCCGCGTCCATCTGGATGAGCATGGAAATCAGCTTGTCGCGGTGTTCCACGGCCAGCAGCCCAAAGGCGTGTGCGTCCAGATTCTGGTTGGGGTCTTTGACCAGCAGGACCGCGATGTCCTGCGCGACGGCGGCGGCCATCGTGTCGAACACCCGGCCATTGTTGGCGGCGAACTTGGTGACGGGCTTAGCCATTGGCTGGCTGGCTCATCTGGGTGGCGGGCTTGTCCGCCCCGGTCAGCAGCAGGCCTGCCATGCCGCCGCAAAACATGCCCGCGACCAGCAGGCCCGTGCGGGCGGTCCCCTCGCGCAGCGCGCTGCGGAAGAACAGGCCCATGAAAAAGAAGAAGCCGAGCAAGGCGCAAAGGCCCAACACGGTCATGGTTGTAGGTGACATTGGATTGCTCCTTGGCGGTCAGTTTGCTGGCGCTCCGGTGTGCCGGATTCGCTGGCCAGTCATTGTGGCAAAGCCGCAATTAAAGCAAGCGGAAACACCGGGCTGTCCGCAAAGTTATTTCCGCTCTTGCAAGAACTACGCCGTGCGCGCTATGGCCGCGCCCCATGAGCGACAAACCGAAACGGCGTAACCGCAAGCCTAGCGCGCAGATCGACACGACCGCGCCCGCCAGCATCATCGTCAACGACCGCTTTGGCGGCCTTGCCAGGTTCTGCGAGTTGACCGGCCTGTCCACCAGCACGGTCTGGGGTTGGCTGCTGTCGGGCGATGTGCCGCCCAAGCGCGTGCCCGAAATTAAGGCCAAGGCCATGGCGGCCAAGGTCAAATTGAAGGACTCGGATTTCGTCCGCCAACTGGCCGCAGCCTAGTCATGGCGGCCAGCAAGTCCGCGCCCATGGGGGCCAAGAAACAGGCGCGCGCCGACTTTGACTGGTACAAGGAACCCCGGTGGGCCAACCGGATGCTGTTCGACCACCTGACCTTTGGCCCGCCTGACAACCTCGACCTGATTTGCGACCCGTGCGCCGGGTCAGGCTGGATTCTGGATGAGGCCGCCAAGCGCGGTCACCCGACGGTCGGCATGGATTTGGTTAACCGCAACCCGCGCCACCAGTTGCTACTGGGCAACGCCACGCGGATGCCTGCCCCACCCATCCCGCGCGGCCGCAGCTTGAGCGTGGTCTGCAACCCGCCCTTTGGCTACGAAAAGGACATCGCGGAACGCATTATCCGCAACGTCATCACGTGGCCCATTCGCCGCGCCGCGTTCATCGTGCCCATTGGGTTCATGTGCGGGCAGGAGCGGTGGCGACTGTTCGCGCGCGAGTACAAGCCCAGCCACCTGCTGGTGTACAGCCGCCGCCCGTCCATGCCCCCGGGGCACGCAATCGACCAGATGGCCACGCCCTTTGAGGGCGGCATGGCTGACTTCATCGTCATGGTCTGGACTGGACCCAGCCACAGGTGGCGCACCGAGACAATTTTCATGGACCCGGGCACAATCTAGCCCGTCAACCGGGCTGCGGCCCCAAGGAGTGAAGCATGGCAAGACAGACTAAGGCGGCCACCGGGGACGGCGGCGCGCACGAACAGGCGACGGCGGCCGCCACCGAAAAGCTGGCCCAGTCCGGTGACCAGTTTGCCCCCGTGGTGGACACCATTGCGGGCGACCTGCGCGACTTCTTCATCCAAATGTGGAAGGACCGGCCCAAGCCGTGGTCGCAGACCAGTAACGGCGAGCAGAACGACATCGTGCGCGCGGTCGAATATGCGGTGCGCAACGCCGTGGCCAAATCGGTGGACCTGATCGCCACCAACCAGATGGCCGACGTGCCCATCCGGGCCATTCTCGAGTCCTACGCGGACAAGGGCGACATCAAGGCGGTGCTCAAGATCAAGACCGCCGATGACACCGACGCGGAAAATGCCGTGCTGGCGCTGCACCGGGCGCAGGGCAAGCTGGTGCTTATCAGCAAGGCGACCCCGGCGGATTATCTGGGCGAGCGCGGCCAAGTTCAGACCGACGCGGACGACCCGGCGCTGCCGTTTGCCGATGACAGGCCGGACCACCCCGCCGATGACAGCGACCTGTCGGACGGCGATGACGCGGCGCGTGAAAACGGCGAAAAGCTGGAAGACGAAGCCTAACCCCCATGGGCCGGGGTGACACCCGGCCCCACAGGAGACTGACCAATGTTTACCCGGACAATCGCGCTGGCCAGCGCAGCCGCAGCCACCATGGGCGGCAGCTTTGGCGGCCTGTTCACTCGGCAGGCGCGCGAACACCACAAAGGCCGGACCATGCGGCCATCCGGCTACCGCACACGCCCCGGGCGCTACCTGCCGCACCAAAGTGACCGCGAAATTGCGCGCCGGTTGCGCCAGCAGGAGCGGGACAAGGCCAACCAGTTGGCGCGCGCCCAGTTGTGGCGTGGCATAGGGGCAAAGCCGGGCGTTGGCCTGTCCCGTCGTGGCAAGCCGGTGTCGCTGTGAGCATGTCATGGCTGCCCGAGGCAGCGCGCCGCGCCGAGGAACTTTCACTGGCCACTGAAGGCCTGCTGATCACCTTGGAAATCCGCCCCCATTTTATCCAGATCAGGGGCACGGACAGCACCGAGGCCACCCGCCGATCATACGAACGACTGGTCACGTGGGCCGACCTGTCGCGGGCCAATGCCAATGTGCTGACACCAGCCGTTGAACTTGTGGCGCACCAACTTGCGAATTGAACTATCCATCCCGGGCCGCCCCCAGCGTTGGGTGCGGCCCCAGCAGGACGGCCGCCGGGGCAAGGCCCAGAACGCCCGCTTTACCGACCCCAAATGCGAGGCGCACAAGAACAACGTGCGCCGGATGCTGCTGGACCTGTACGGACGCGGCCGCAAACCGTGGACCGGCCCGGTGGTCGTCGGGTGCAAGTTTATCTTTGCCATCCCGGAAAGCTGGCCGCCCCGGGTCAAGAAGGCCGCGCTGGAATCCCGCGTGTTCCACATGGCTGACCCGGACCTGGACCAGCTGGTCAAGCAACTTATGGATTGCCTGCCGTGCAAATGGGAGAACGGGCCAGACGGCCACCCGTATGTCACCAAGGCGGGCGTGCTGGTGGATGACAACCAAGTGGTGGGCTTCATCGACCAGCCGCTTAAGCGGTACGGCTACCCCGAGCGCACCGAGTTTGTCATCCAGTCGATCGAACAGGCCGAGGATGCGATAACGCCCGGGCAGCGCCGTCTGGAAGCCATGCGATGGTAGCGGGCACGGTCGCGCGGCGGACATGCGCTCACCGCGCTATCCGGGCCATTTCAATTTGTGTCGTGGACGAAAAGAACGCCCCTTGGGCGGAGTTTCTCGACGGGCTGGTTCGCCCTTAGAGCAATTTGGCCGAGTCGGTGTTTGCGACACCAACCCGGCCATGAACCAAGGTCGTGGAAGGACCAAGGAAGCAATGCTGTTTAGCTACCCCGAGTCGTCCGAGCAAGCGCCCACGGTGCGCTGGTGACGCAGACCCGTCACAGTTACGTCCGCTTCTACCCCAGCGACTGGCTGGCCGGGGTCGGCTTCATGCCGCCCATGTGGGAGTGGGTCTATTTGCAGGTGTGCCTGTACAACTGGGACCAAGGCGAGCCGATGCCCAAGGGGCAGGTGGCCATGCGGCTGGCCCGCAATCCCAACTGGGAAGCTGACCTTGCTGGACTGGTCGAGGCGGGCAAGATCATGCGCGACCACGGCGGCAAGCTGTCTGTTCCACGCGCGCTGGCCGAGGCCAAGCGGGCAGGGCGTTTGCGCGATAGCAAGGTGCAGGCTGGGAAAGCCGGTGCAGAAAAAACCAATGCAATCAGTGCGTTCAACGGCACTGCCGACGGCAAACCATCGGCTAACCAGAACCAGAACCAGAACCAGACTTCACCTATCGGTGAAGACCCCCCTATCCCCCCGGCGGGCGACCTGCTGTTCCAGCCACCGGAAGCCGAGTGGGCCGAGTGGGTCCAGCACCGCATCGAGATTGGCCACCCGATGACCAAGGGCGCGGAGGCCAAGCAACTCAAGGCGCTGGAGGCATACGTGGCCGAGGGGCACAGCGCCGTGTCTGTGATAAATTACTCCATCGCCATGGGCTACCGTGGCCTGTTCCCAAGGAAGGATGCACAACGTGGCCCCAACCGGACAATCTCTAACGACGGTTTCTTCGACGCCTCGTTTGCCCGAGCGAACGATGCAGATTCTTGAGCGGGCCATGGACCCGGAAGCGCGCTTCACGGCCGACGAATGCCGCGCCGTGCAGGTTGTGGTGGACGCTGGCGTGCCCGCCCCGGTTCTGCCCACGGACCAGCAGTTCCACCAGTCCATGGCGGCCCTGCGCGCCTCGTTGCCAGCCAAGGGGGCCAGCCACGAGTCCGGCCAGTTGCAGGCCAAGGTGTACCAGAAGAAACTGGGCCATCTGCCCAAAGGCGCGCTGGACTATGCGTGCAACCGGGCCTTGGAGGAATTGCGGTGGTTCCCCACCATCAGCGAACTGCTGGCCTTTGCGCGGGACTGGGTTAGCCCGGAGGAACGGGCGTACAACTTGGCCCGCCGGGCGCTGCGCCAGCGCGAGGACGAGGCGCGCGCGGCCAGCCCACCACTGACACAGGCCGAGGTGGACCGCATCCCGGCGCACTGGATTCCGCTTGGCGTGGCCAGCGGGGCAATCGAACCGGACGGCCAAGGTGGCTACCGGCCCACGGAGGTGAAGTGATGGAGACGCAGACCGAGCGCGTGACAGTCAAGACGGCCGCACTGGCCACGCTGACCACCGGGGTGGTGATGGTGGACAAGTTTGAGGGCGTGGGCGAAGCGGCCGAGGCCGTGACCGGCCACCCTGTCTGGACGCACGAAATGGGCAAGGCGGCAGACCGGGCGCGCGAAGTCATCCCGGCCCAGTTGCCCGGCTTCCCCATGGAGGCCACCAGCGAAAACTGGCAGCAGGTCAGGGACGCGGCCATTGCCCAGTTCGGTGAGACGGTCGAAATCGAGCGCGGGACAAACCAGCGCCGCGCGGACCCCATGACCACGCTGGTGGAGACGGTTGCGGAGTTGCGCAAGTGACTGTCCTGCTCGCCATGGCTGCCGCGACCTTCGCGCTACCCGCCACCGTGCTGCACGTGGACGATGGGGACACCGTGCGGGTCCGCATCACGTCACTGGCTGGTACGCCGTTTGAGGTCATGGCCGTGCGCATCGCTGGCATCGACACGCCGGAAAGCCGCAAGCCCCCGGGCAAGTGTCTGGCCGAGGTCAGCGCGGGCAAGCTGGCCAAGGCGTATGCGATTCAACTCACTCCGCCGATGACCCCCGCGCTGGTGACGTTCATCAAGCATGACAAGTACGGCGGCCGCTTCATTGGACGGCTGACCCTGCCGGACGGCCGCGACTGGGGCGCGACCATGCTGCGCGGTGGTTGGGCTGCGCCGTACAGCGGGGGCAAGAAGGGCAACTGGTGCGGCTGGCTCAAGACGAACAAGTACCCGGCGGGCGCTCGGTAGTGCGCGGTAGCGTCGCCCCCCGGCGCAAGAACGCGCCCCGCCCGGCCGAGAAATCCGCGCCCACGTACCTGCAATGGCTGCGCGGCCGCCCGTGCTTCCTCGACAATGCCGACTGCGGCTATGCCAAGCCACGGCGCAAATCCCTGATCGAAGCGGCCCACGTGGACCACGGCGGGGACAAGGGCATGTCCACCAAGGTCAGCGACCGCTGGGCCATCCCGCTGTGCCAGCACCACCATGACGAACAGCACGGCAAGGTGGGCCGCTTCCGCGACCGGGGCGGGTGGAAAACCTTCGAGGCCAAGTACGGATTCAGCGCCGTGGCCGAGGCCGCGCGCTACTGGCGGCTGTGGCCCCAGAGCCGCAAGTGGGAGCAGGACAACCTGTGAGCCAGCGCGCCACCCTGATTGCCCGGCTGGCCAAGGTCGAGGCGATGCTGACCAGCCCGTATGCGCAGGTGCGCGCCAACGCGGAGGCGTCCGCCGCCCGTATCCGCGCCAAGCTGCTGGACTTGGAGCGTGCCGTCCGGCCCCAGCCTGCGCCCGAGCCCTATCCACTGCGCACCGAGTGGAAGGGTCCGGCCACACCCCAGCACAGCCTAGACTTGGGCGCACCAAAGTACCGGCGATGAACGCACCCCAGACACAGCCCAAGGTGAGCCAACCCATAGGGGTGGGACAATACCCACAAGACCCCCTGCCCCCTAGGGACTTGGACGCGCACGACCACGCGCACCAGATGGCAACCCGGGGGTCAGATGCAGAGCGGCAACTGCTCGGGGTGGCGGCCACCGACCAGTCAAGCGCGGCCCGGGCGGCCCATAAAAACGCGCGTGCGCATTGGAACGGCGCGATGCTGGCCAAGTCCCGGTGGCTATGGGAGGGCCGCCTACCTGGCCCGGGGCGTCACGTGCTGGACTGCCCGCGCTCGCTGGTCCTGTACGGCTGCCAACTGGACCCCGGGACGGACCCGGCCGTGGTGCTGTTCGGGTGTCACATGGAGCGGGTCGAGCCGGTGCGGCCGCTGACCTGCTGGGTGCTGCCCAGCGGGGAACAATTCATGGGGGCCGCCAGACCGTTGGGCATGGTGCACGACGGGGTGTGGTGGCACGTTTGGGTGGAGGAATGACGATGGACGACAACGGGGTAAATTGCGGCGGGTGGGATGCGTGCCCGCACTGTGGCTCAATGGCCATTCGGGAAGGCTATATCCGTGACGGCAAGACCGTTGGATGCAGCAAGTGCGGTGCAAGTGTCCACGCCTTCCACCCCGATGCGCTGGCCAAGGCGACCAAGCGATGGAACGCCCGTGTCGCGCCCGCCGCTCCCCCGCCCATCTATGTCTGGTGGTCCGATGACGGCCAGCACATCCGCAAGTGGTCGCGCGACCCCGGACCAGCGGGCGAGCCGTTCACCCCAGTGGCCGTGCAGCCAGATGCTGCTGGGTGGGTGGTCGAAAATGGAGGCGGAACGCGCTGGCGCACGTGGGAAAACGGCTGGTCAGCGTGGACTGACAACGTGGACGATGCCACGCGCTATGCCCGCCGCGAGGACGCCGAGGCGGTCCACCGCGATGACGAGGACGCATGGCGGGTTGTGCCCTATGTTGGCGCGGTCAACGCCGACAGCTGGACTGGTGACCCTACGTGCCCGTCCTGCCATGGGCGCGGCAAGCTGGGGCCGTTTGTCCCCGGTGGCGCTGTGGCCCAGTGCGGCAACTGCTGGGTCAGCCGTTCGGTTGAGGCGGCGGTCATTGGCCCGGATGTCCTGCCCAAAGACGCCGCCCATGCCGAAGGTTGCAATCACACTCATACGGACCTGTGGCTGTGCGATTGCCCACGGGTGCGGGCATGACCGGCTCGGTGTACAACCTGGCGCGCGCCCGGTTTGAGCAGCCGCCGCTGGTGCAGGTGGACCACGCCCGGGCAGCCAAGCTGTACTGCCGCTACTGCGCGGAACGCCGCGCCCGGGCCAGTGCCCGCGATGACGCATGGACCAAGCGCATGGAGGCCAACGATGCCTGACCCGGACCTGCGGCAGCAATACAGCCTGACAGCCGAGCAGGCGCAGGAGTTGATGGGAATGTGCAACCGCGTCGGCCAGCACGACATCAACGAATGGTGGGCTGCACGTGGCCGCGAACAGGGCTTTGCGTGGCAGTCTGGCCGCGATCTGGTGTGGGACTGCGGCGGCGAACCCAACTGGGAAATCAGGGGCGCGACCTTTACCGCCGAATCCCTTGCGGTCCCGCCCGAATATCAGCAAGGGGGCCAACCATGACGTGCAACAGTCACAACTGGGTGGACATCACCACCGTGACCGATGGCGAGCGCAAATTCATGTGCGCCAGTTGCCCCGCGCGGACCACCCAGACCGAGTTGGACAACGAGGAACGGGCGCGCCTTAACCGGGCGTGGGATTCGGGCTACGTGCCCACATCGCAGCGCAGGCGCGACGGTTGGGACGGGATGCGCCGATTCCTGACCCAGATGGACGAGGGGCGCACACGATGACGGAAATGGCAGACGAGTTGCGCAATCGGGCCGATGTGGCCGCGCTTGCCAAGGAGCCGGTGAACCTGGACGTGGCCGAAGCCAAGGTGCTGGCCAACCTGATCGACCAGCAGGACAATGCGCTGCGGCGCTACGTGGGCGACCTGACCCGGGCCGAGCAGACCATCCACCGGCTGGAAGTCGTGGCCCTGCTGACCCGCCACTATGCCCTGTCCTCGGTGTACTTGGCCGGGGCCAACGACACGCAGGACTACCTGCGCAACTACATCGACCACGCCAACTGCGCGGCGCTGGGTTGGCCCAGCATCCCCGAGGTGGGCAAGTTCTTGACCGAGAAGGGCTATTTGAACATTGAGGGGCGCATCGCGCGCGCCATCACGCAAGGGGAGAAGGTCCGCCATGTCAGTTAAGCCCACCCGGATGTCCCGGGCAAAGGCCAAGGCCGCCGCAGCACCGCTGCCCATGCAGGTCACGGAGTTGCGCGAACTGGTGGACCCCACCGAGGCCGAGCGCATCCATGTGCTGTACTGGGGCCGGGACCAAATCATGTACTGCCAGCCGTGCGGAAACTACCTGTACCGCGAAGCCCCGGCGGCCGACGGCGGCCCCATCGTGCTGACCCTGCTGCGCTACACCGATCGGCAGGACTCGCGGAATGACCCGCTGGCAGTCCTGTCCGGCCAACTGGGCTTCCGCGTCATCCCGGCGGGCCAGAACCCCCCGGCGCATGACACCCACACGGGCAAGCTGACCGACCAACCCATGGCCGTCACACTGGCCCCGGTCCCGGGACGCTAATGAGCCGACCAGCCACCCCGGAAGCGCGCGAGTTGTACGCGCAGGCCATAGGGGCACAGGGGCCAGCATGGGCCAACACGGCACACCTGCTGCGCACTGGCTTTGAGAACGTATGGATAACCCCGGCGCTGGTGGCGATAGACCGCGCGCTGGACCATGGGAGACAGCAGGATGATTCCGCAGCCGATTGAAGGGGCCAATGACAAGCGCGTGGCATCGCCCGGCACGGAAAGCTGGGTGGGTGCCCTGCGGGTCCGCGTCGAGGAAGTGGACGGCTTTCGCTGGCAGACCAGCGCATGGCGGCCCAGCCCGGCCGAACTGGAAGCGTTGAACAAGGGCGCGTGTGTCCACCTGCGCCTGTCCGCGCCGCGCCACCCCGTGGTCAGCTTGGGCGTTGGCCCCGTGCCCGGACTGGGCGACCTGGTGGGTCTGGACCACGCCGATGTCAGCACCCCGGCGCATGAGCGCATGTGCGTTTGGGACGAGGACAAGGGCGACGCGGTGTCGCGCCCGGTTGTGGCCGTCAACTGCGCCGAGGGGTGGGCAGACGTGTGGATTATGGACCCGGACCAGCCGGGCAAGCCCAAGATCGAGGACGGGCGGGTGTGCGTCGAACGCCTGTGCGGGCATTTCAGCCTGCGCTGGGCATAGCATGACCGAGCAGCGCCAACTGGAATACCGCGACCCGCGCGAACTGGTCGCCTACGAGCACAACAGCCGGACGCACACCCCGGGGCAGATCGAGGCGTTGCGCCGCAGCTTCCGCGAGTACGGGTTCACCAACCCCATCTTGCTCAAGGGCGACCGGGTAACCATCGGGGCCGGTCACGCGCGCACCGAGGCGGCCATAGCCGAAGGGTTGGACCTTGTGCCCACCATCGTGCTGGACGGTCTGACCGAGGCGCAGTGGCGCGCCTATGTGATCGCGGACAACCAGTTGGCCGTCACGGGGTCCGGCTGGGATGAGGCCACGCTGGCGCGCGAAATGGAAGCACTGGCCGCGCTGGACTTCGACCTGTCGGCCACTGGCTTTGACGATGACGCCATTGCGCACCTGCTGGGGCGCGGACCTGCCCCGGAGCCGGCCAAAGTCTTGGGGGCCATGGCGGCCGAGTTCATGGTCCCGCCGTTCACCGTCCTGTCCGCCCGCGAGGGCTGGTGGCGCGAGCGCAAGCGCCAATGGTTGCAGCTGGGCATCAAGTCCGAGGTCGGCCGGGGTGACGCCCTTATGGACACCAACCTGACCACCCGGTTGTTTCCCCTGTTCAACAGGTCAGCGGACGCCATCGACTTTGTGAAGAAGTGGCGCGCCGAGGGCTTGGACGATGCGGCCATTGAGGCCAAGGCCTACGAGGTGCAGGGCCGCAAGCGGGGCAAGGCCACCAGCTATGCCAGTCAGGACACGCTCAACGGCATCATGGCGCAGGGCAAGCGCAAGGGACTGGGCGCGACCCCCACGGCGCTGGGCGGGGCAAACAAGGACGAGTCCCTGACCACGGGCACATCGGTGTTTGACCCGGTGCTGACCGAAATAGGCTACCGCTGGTTCTGCCCGCCGGGCGGCACGGTGCTGGACCCGTTTGCCGGTGGCAGCGTGCGCGGCATCGTCGCGGCCGCGCTTGGCCGTCCGTATGTCGGGGTGGACCTGCGCGCCGAGCAGATCGCGGCCAACGAGCAGCAGTGGGTGGACATCGGCAAGCACATGCCAGACCGGCCCGCGCCCCAATGGCACACCGGGGACAGCGCGCAGGTGCTGTGCGGCAAGCTGTGCGAGGCGGACATGCTGATTGGCTGCCCGCCCTATGGCGACCTTGAGGTGTACAGCGACGACCCGGCGGACATCAGCGCCATGGACGCGGCCGGATTCGATGCGGTGTACGCGCGCATCATCCAACTGGCCTGCGCGCAACTGCGGCAGGACCGCTTCGCCTTCTGGGTGGTGGGCGAGTACCGCGACGCGCGCGGCAACTATGCGAACCTGGTGGGCAAGACCGTGGCGGCCTTTGAGGCGGCCGGGCTGCACTACTACAACGAGGCGGTGCTGCTGACCGCCGTGGGCAGCCTGCCCATCCGGGCCGCCCGGCAATTCCGGGCTGGTCGCAAGCTGGGCAAGACCCACCAGAACGTGCTGGTGTTCGTCAAAGGCGACGGCAAGCGCGCGGCGGCAGCCTGCGGCGATGTCGAGGTGGCGGGGTCGCTGGCAGGTTTCCGGCCGGATGAAGAAGGGGAGTTGTAACCCCGCTTAGTTGCGGCTATCTGGCAATCCGTAAGGCGACGACTCGCCGGACAAAGGAGACGCCGGATGGCCCAGAGCAAGACTGCCCAAGAAGAAGATGCGCTGTTTGCGGACTATGTGCGCAACGCCCGCGAGTTTACCACGTGCCTGCACCTTGGCCCGGGCAACCGCACCACGGTGCGCGGCCTGCCCACGTACAAGGCCGCCATGGCCAAGGCCGCAGAACTGAACACCCAGTCGCAGTACGGCCGCAAGGCCATCGTGTACGCGGTCAGCCAGCAGGGCTACACCATCGACGTGTCGCCCCGCCTTGCCGCCTTGGCGGGGGTTGATGACGGCGTGGTGGATGACCCCATGCCGCAGGGCTACCTTGCCCGCATGGAGCGCGGCCTGTGAGCGTCCGCCCCGAAATCGCCGCCCCCATCACGGACCTGCCCAGCGCCATGGCGTGGGTTGACGGCCTGACCCGCGCGGGCCTCATGTTCCACTTTGAGGACAGCCCCGACCAGATCGAACACGCGGGTTCGGCCGAGCCGTTCTTCACCCCCGAGGAATGGCCCGTGCTGGAGGACCGGGTGGCCACCATGTACGCGCTGGACTGGCCCGAGCATGGCTGCCCCATCGGGTACGCGCTGGAAGTCATGGGAGAGGACGCATGAGCGCCGCCATCGCACAGGCGGCCGCCAACGTGGCCCGCGCGGCCCGGCCCCGCATCCAGTGCCACAACGTGGTCAGCGATTGGGTGCTGGCCCAATGGCGCGCGCTGGGCTTGGTCCACGCGGTCATGGACCCGGGCACCGGGCACGTCATCCGGCACATCGCATGGGACACCGCGTGCGCGTACCTGCGGCGCGGCTATGTCTCGCTGCCCACCGGAGGGTTGGACTCGTGAAGGGCTGCACCCCGGGGCCGTGGGTTGCCCTGCGCAACAATGTCATCGTGGCCCGGGGCACGGGCGGCAACCAACGCAACCTGTTCGAACCGTGCTGGACTGACACGCAGGGCCGGGCAGACGGCCGGTTGGCCGCAGCCGCGCCCGAACTGCACCAGAGCGCCACGCTGCTGGAAAGCCTGTGCACATGGCTGCTGCACGCCCATGGGCCGGACAGTCCCACGGGCAAGGAGGCGCAGTTCCGCCTCACGCAGGCACGCGCCGCGCTGACCAAGGCCGAGAAAGGGACCGACGCATGAACAGCTTTACCAAATCGTGCGACCGAATCCGGGGCGTGCTGGGCGCGGCCAATGCGCTGTCTGTTGGGAACCGTCACAAACACCCGCCGCTGACCCGGCGCGGCATGGCCGTGCTGACCTACCTCGGCCACCGCCGCAACAGGGAGGCCGCCCGATGAACGACTATAACTTTGTGATGCCGCCCACGGGCGGACCCATCCACCTGCGCCGGGAAGCCCGCGTGGCCATGGGCGAGGCCATTGAGCGCATGTCAGCCGCCACGGGGTACAAGTTCGGCCCGCGCGGCTGGGCGTACTACGCCGAGGGCTTGGGCCTCATCACCAAGGGGGAGTTCGACCGCTTCGAGAAGCTGCTGACCGACATGCGCAAGGACGGCGAGTTGGACCCGGACGTGATTGAGCCGGACGCCAGCCGCATGGCCACCGAGGTGCGCGACTTTGAGGCCAGCGGCTGGACCCCGGAGGCGTTGGCCCAGCACGCGGTCAATGACATTGCGGACAACCTGCGCAACTGGGCGGAAATCCACCACGAAAAGGGGTACTGGGACGACCTTGATTACTACGTCGAAATGATCGTGGAAAAGAAGGACTTGGTGCAGATATTCCGCAGCACCGCTGACCGCTACAACGTGCGCATCACCAACGGGAAGGGTGACACGGACATCCACACCCGGCTGGCCATGCTCAAGCGATTCCGCACCCACACGGAGGCGGGCCGCAGGTGCGTCCTGCTGGCCATCGGTGACCATGACCCCAAAGGGCTGCACATCGTGGCCGGGCTGGAACGCACCATCATGTCCTGCGCCAACATCAAGGGGCTGGACTGGTACGACCCGGACTTCGACGTGGTAAACATCGGCTTGACCGAGGCGCAGATTGACCGGCTCGACCTAATGAAGATCGGCAACCTTGAGACGGGCGGCGGGCGCGACCTGTCCAGTCCGGCGCACCCGGACCACTTCAAGCCCTACGTGCAGGACTACTTGGCCAGGTTCGGCTGCTGGAAGTGCGAGGCCAACGCGCTGGTGGGCCACCCGGCCAAGGCCAAAGACCTGCTGGAAGACGCCATCAACGAGTACATCCCGGCCAGCCACCCGGACGACGTGGACGCGGCCAACCAGCCCGCGCAGGAGCGGGTGCGCGAGGAAATCGCCAAGCTGATGCACAACTGGACCTTTGAGTGATGCGCCCCCGTCTTGAGTATAAGCCCTGCGCGGCCTGCGGCCGGACGGTGCAACACCGGCACTGGGTGACCAATGACGCATCAGGCGTCACGGTCGCGCGGCACAAGCGGGCCGGTTACCGCGTCGGGCAAGCCCCGTGGTGCGATCAGGTGACGCGATGACCGATCGGTTGGACGCCGGGCACGTCTGGACGCCAAACTTTGGCCGCCCGGGTGCTCATGATCCCAAATACTGCTGCGAGGCAGTGGCCGAGGGCGGCAGGTCTGCATTGTTCTACCAGTGCCGGAACAAGGTGCGACAGACCCGGGATGTGCTGTGGCATGGTAAGCCGGTCACGCTGGGCTACTGCAACGTGCATGACCCGGTGAAGGTCAAGGCCAAGCGCGAGGCGCGCGATGCCAAATACAAGGCGGACTACGAGGCGATGACCGCCAAGTGGGCCGAGCAGGCGCGACTGGCCAAGTTGTACCCAGCCGCCGTGGAAGCCTTGCGCTTAATTGCGGCGGGGCATAACGACGCACGACAGCTGGCGCGCGAGACGCTGGCCCAACATGGAGACACGATTTGACCGACACGCGCGGAACCAAAGACATGCGGCTGGGCCACGAGTCCTATGAGCGCACCCGGGACGGTGACCTTGTGGCATTTGGCAGCAACCCGCCCGACCGGGGCGAACCCCAGATGGAATTGAAGGTCAACGGGGTGGCGTACTACACGGCCAGCACCAGCGTGCGCGGATGTCTGGGCGGCTGCCGCATCGCGGTGGATTGGGATGGCCGGTCCAGTCTGTCCATCATGGTGGACCCGCCCCAGCCCAAACGCATCCACTGGCTCTGGTGGGTCTGGTTTATCGGTCTGGCCGTGGTGGCCGGTGTCGCCTTGGGGGTGCAGCCATGAAGTGCTTCCCCCTGTCCACCGCGCCCCAGCACCTTAAGCCGTACCTCGACTGCGTGGACGGCGCGGTGGCAACCGGCGGCAGGTTGGCCGACGCCAAGATGGTGGATGGCCGGGTGGCCGGACGCCAGACCATGGCGCGCTATGACCTGTTCCGCGCCGGGCAGCGCGTCGCCTCAATCGAGATTGAACTGTGAGCGCGCTTGCACCCCACGCGCTGGCGGCGCGGTTCTTGGCGGACGCCTTTGCCACCGGCGCATCCGAACTGGTTGCAATCGAGGGGCGCGGCGGCGCGATCAACCAAACGACGTTCCACACGCTCTGCGCCATGGAGGACTGCTACCGGCTGGCGGCTGACCGCATGGAGCAGCACATCCGCGAACAACTGGCCGCCAACCCCGGGGGCTGCACCTTTGCCGGGTCCATCAAGGGCCGCTGCCCCGCGTGCCACCAGATGCACAACGCCGGATGACCGCCGAGCAGGTCAGGGACGCCCGCGTGGCGCGCGAACAGGTGGCAGCAGACATCGCGGCCCGCATTGGCCCGGGCAGTTATTGCGCCTATGAAAACGACGTGGTGCAGCACGGCACGCACAAGGTCATGGCCACCTGTGCCAGCCACTGGGATGCGTGCTTGGTCCTGCTGGCGGTGGGCCGGTTGTCGTGACTGACCTGCGCATAAAGCCCATAACCCTGCGCGCCGCCTGCCAGTTTATCGCGGAGCACCATCGGCACAATAAGCCGCCCCGGGGCCACAAGTTCAGCATATCGGTCTGCCGGGGCGATCAGGTTGTCGGGGTGGCGACCGCTGGCAGGCCCGTGGCCCGGGCGTTTGACGATGGCCTCACCTTGGAAGTCAACCGCAGTTGCACCGATGGCACGCGCAACGCCAACTCGATGCTCTATGGGGCGATCTGGCGGGCCGCCAAGGCGATGGGCTACATGCGCCTCCTGACCTACACGCAGCACGATGAAAGCGGGGCCAGCTTGCGCGCGGTCGGCTGGCGGCGGGTCAGGGACGTGGCCCCACGGGGGTCTTGGGCGGCATCGACCGCCGACAAACGGCTCAAGGCCATGCGCGACCCGGTGGGCAATGGGGAAGTTGCCCGTGTGTTATGGGAGATCACTTGTGACTGACCAACTACCAAGCCCGTGGGCGAACGTCCGCGCCAACGCGCTCCAAGGCCTGCGCGACGCGATGCGCCGGGGCGATGTCCCCAAGGCGGTCAGCGGCTGGGAGCAGCAGGTACTAAATGCGATCATGCCCCATGTGCAGCGGGGCGCACCCCTCGCTGTGGACAAGGCCGGGTACGACAAGCTGCAAGCGGCCGAGACGAACGCCATACGGCTGCAACTGGCGCTGGAACGCGCCGTGCAGATCATCGACGGCGTGGGTACGGACGAACACCGGGCATGGCTGCTGGAACAGGTCCGCAAGACGCACGCGCAGGTCAAGGTCGCGTGACTGACCCGGCCCGGGCCATTTGCGCCGAACTGTGTGAGCCAGACCCGCCTTGCTATGTGCTGGACGAGGACGACGGCAAGGTGTGGACGCCGTGCACCGATTGCCTGCGCGCCTGCGGGGTTGAAGTGCCCGAACCGCTAGACCCCGCTGCGGTGGTCAGGCCGCTGCTGTAGCGTCCAGGTTGGCCGTCCGGCCCGGGCAATCGGCCACGCGCCAGAACCAGCCCAATCCAATTTCCGTGCAGTACGGTTAAATCAGCGGCTTCAACGCGACCGCGCCAGCCTCACACAAACCGCTCGCGTGCCCACTTTTCCAGCAGCGCCACTGCGGCCGCGCTGTCTTTGCACCACCGGGTGGGGGACCGGAAGCCACGCTGGCCGCGCTTGCCCCGGTCGCAATCCAGCCGCAACGCCAAGGCCTCACCCGCCTTGCTGGCCTGACACATGGACCCATGCCGGTGCGCCAGCTTGATGCTGCCCCGTGGGGTACAGCGCCAAACCCCGGTGTCCGTCCAGACGATGGTGAAAGGCCCGGCCGGGACGCGGCCAAAGCCAGCGGGCGACATTTCGGCCGTGGCTAGTGCGGCCGCCCCGGCTTCGTCAAATTCGCGCGCGGTGGCGTCTATCCAGGTTCGTGCCGCCTTGCTGCTGTCACGCTGCACGCGGTCCAACTGGGCCTTGAACAGATTGCGGGCTGCCAGCATGGCCAGCCAGTCCCCGCCCATGCAGTCCACGGCCTGCCCCATGCGCGACTGGAAGCCGTCAAAGCCGGTGGGGTGGTTACTGGTCACCCGCACCACCCCACACATTCGCTGTCGGCTGCGTCCTGCTCCACATCGTCCAGCAGCATGGGGCTGCGCTCAACCTCGCGGCGCAACTGGTCGATGGACAGCCAGCCAAACGTCATGCCGCGCTCCACCTCCAGGTCGCCCCACCAGTCCAGTCCGTCCGGGTCCAGCCGTGCCCGGGCGATGCGCTGTTTATTGCCAAGGAAGGGGCAGTGGTCGCAGTTGCCCGTGCCCTTGCGCAGTTGCAGGCGGAAAGGCTGACCGGCCCAAAAGTCGGTCACGTCCGCCTTGCGCTGTCCGGCCTCGGCCAGTGGAAAAACGAACCGCCGGTCCACGTTGCGCGGCCGTCGTGGCAGTTCGAACACGCGGTCGCGCTCGTCTGCCCGGAAGCCAATCACCTCGGTGTACTGGCCGCGCTTGTAGCCCTGCAATTCCATGAAGTCGTGCAGCGGCTGGACCTTGCAAAACTCGGTGCACATGCGCCCCCGCATGGTCGAAAACAGGGTCTTTTTCTGTTCGATCAGCAGGGCCAGCGGTTCGCCGTTCCGCGCCGCGCTGTTGTACCCCACCTCCTGCACGCGCCCGGCCGCGCCCACCTTGCGGTAGCGCGATGTGAACTCCAACCAGCGGATGCGCACGCCCCAGTGGGTAGCGCAGTCGTGGACGAACCGCAGGGTTTCCGGCCGCTCCTTGCCCGTGTTGGCAAAGCACACGAACACGTCATCGGGCAGCTGGCCACCATGGGCCTGCACCATCTGCCAAAGCATGTACGCGGACGTTTCCCCGCCGCTGAAATTGACTTGCGCCGGGCCGTGAATCAGGAACGGGTTGGTCATCGGCACGGCCCTAGCACGGGGTCCGCCGGGTCCACACCGTTGGCCTCGGCCATGGCGCGATAGTCCGCGTACAGCCGGACCCCGCCATCGTGCACCCGGGACAGGTCCAGCTTGCCCATGATGCAGGCCAGTCTGACCGCCATGTTGTGGTGCTGGCGCAGCAGGAAGCTGGCGCACGTCTGGGGCTTGGCGCTGCCGGATTCGTGGCACGCAAAGGTGGACTGGGCCATGTCGTAACTGGTCGGCGCGCTTAGCCGGTACGCCTCGGCGGGGAACGCGCCCACCGTGGCGTCCAGCCGCCATGGGCAGGTAGGGCAAGGGGTCAGGCGGTGGCCGTGCTTGTCGGTCGACTCGCCCTTGATGGTCACCACGCCGTACTCGGCCTCGCCCACGAACCCGGCCCGGCGGGTCCGGGTGACCTTGGCCCTACGCATCGAGACGCCCCCACTGGTCAGCCATTGCATCGGCCAAACCGGGATAGGTGCGGCTGCGCTCCTTCCAGCGGTCAGCGCCGGGCCGCAGCTTGTTCTGCCCCGCGTCTGTCTGGTTGGCCCACCGTTCCACGCCCGTGCCGAACAGGCCTAGCTGCGGGCGGCCGTCATCGACCAACCGGCCGGGCACTGACCCGGTGGGGCGCAGCTTGGGCAGGTTGTCCAGCCACAGGCACGTGGCCTTGCTGGCATCGTCGCCAAACTGGTTGGGCTGGATGATCTGGTCAGGCGGGCGGATTTCTGACCCGATGCCACCCTTGGGGTTCTCGATGGCCTTGCGCCGGATGGGCAGGCCCATGATGCGGTGGACGGTGTGCAGCGCGGCCTCGCGCGCGGTGCGCCGGGCTGCGCCGGTCAGCGTGCCCGGCTGGACCCGCTGGTGGTAGCCCACGCCGGGGTAGCGGTCGAAGTCCGGGTCACGCAGCGCCCACGCGGCCGCACGGGTCAGGTAGGTGCATTCCGGGTGGAAGATGGCAAGGTCTGGCCACAGGTCCAGCCTGCGCAGGTCGTCCAGCACGTCGAACACGTCGCCCACCATGTGACCGTCCGGGGCACCCTCGGCTGGCAGCAGGTCCGCCGAATAGGTTTCGTGCCCCATCGCCTGAAACCTGCGGCGCAACTGACCACTGGTTTCCATGCCGATAAAAACGATCAAAGGTCGCCCCTGTCAAAGTCAGCCACGCCCTTGGGGACGATTTGGATTTTGTGTTCCCTGCTGGGTAACAACTCCCGTGGCTGCCCCGGTTGATAGTCAATCTTGACCACGGCCCCGTCGGTCAGGGCCAAGATGCGCCGCCCGGCGCGCCGCAGGGCCGACACTTCCAGCAAGCGGTTCTGCGCCAAGTCGTGCCCGATCTGGCGCAGCGTGCGGATGTCTTGGGGGGTCACGACAGCACCCGGGCCAGCGCCCGCACCCCGGCATCGTCAAGGCCAAAGGTGTCTTTGACCAAGCCACCAACTCGGCCCGGTGTTCCTCGGCCACGCGGGCGGTTTCGGCCCACAGCCTTTCGCTGGTGTGGCAGGCCAGCGCGCTGTCTGCTGTCACCATGTGAGACAGCAGCAACTGCGCGCGCAGGGCGGGGGACTGGGTGGCGTCGGTCATGGTTTCCTCGCGTTGAATGTTGGCCAGTTGGCGGGCGATCTTGGACACGGCCACGGGCACTAGGCTGATGCAGCAGCGCGTGCCGTCCAGCATGGTTTCGGCGGCCTTGTCGGCGCGGTCCTCGGTGTAGTGCCCGGCCAGCAGGCGCTGACTGGTCCACCCGGCGCGCTCGGGCAGGGCGTATTCCCCTGTCTCGTCCGAATAGACCAAGAAGACCCCGCTCATGCCGTCACCTTGGGGAAGCGGCGGGCAATCGTGGCGTCGATGCGCGCAAGGTTGTCGCGCAGCACGTCGCACGCGGCGGCGTTCCAGCCCATGCTCGACCAGTAGGCCAGCAGCGCCCGGTCAGCCATCTGCTCAACCACCAGCGTGCTGTGCTTGGCCATGTCCATCCACGCCTGCTCGGTGCGGTACTGGCCCGGGTTGGTTTCGGGGCTGGGGGGCAGCGCCACGCCTGCGGCGGCGGCAACCTGGGGTGCAATCGGGGTGTGTTCGTATGCCATCCGGCGTCTCCTGTTCCGGCGAGTCGCTCGCCACGCATTGCCAGATAGGCGGAACTAACACGGCTTGCAACTCCCTCCGGTTCACTGATAGGGCGGCCCCATGAGTGATTCCGCAGCAGAGCGCGCGCTGGCCAACCCGGCATTCACGGCCCAGCAAAACAAGGCGCACGTGCCGACCGACCAGACCCGCGAGGAAGTCCGGCGTTTCGCCAAGGTGTGTGACCAGCAGCAGATTGCCCTGCTGCTGGGGGTCAGCACCGACACGCTGCAACGCCACTACCGCTTCGAACTGGACATCGGCCGGGTGGAGTCGGTTGCGGCCGTGGGCAGCAAGCTGTTGCAGAAGGCGCTGGCCGGGCACACGCCCGAGATGATTTTCTACCTCAAGTCGCGCGGCGGCTGGTCTGAAAAGGTCCGGCTGGCCAATGCCGACGGGGACAACTTTGCCCCGCTGGACCTGTCCGCACTGGAAAGCCTGACCCCCGATGAACTCGCCGCAGCTGCCCCCATCCTTCGACTCCTCCTTGGTGGACAAGGCACGGGCGGACCCGCGCCACGCCCAACAGATACTCCACTTCATTGAGCGCCGCTTAGCAGACGAGGAACGCGCCCGGGTCCGGCGCGACGCCCAGCAGATCAGGGAGCGGTGCAAGACTCTGCGCGGGTTCGTGCAGGAAGCGTGGCACGTGTTGGAGCCGGCCACCAAGTTCGTGTCCAACTGGCACATCGACGCCATTTGCGAACACCTTGAGGCCATCACGTGGGGCAAGCTGCACCCACGGCTGCTGATTAACGTGCCACCAGGTTCAATGAAGTCCCTGCTGGTCAGCGTGTTCTGGCAGGCGTGGGAGTGGGGACCAGCCGGGATGCCGGGCAAGCGGTTCCTGTCCACCGCGTTCAATGACGGGCCGGTCAAGCGCGACACCCGCAAGACCCGCGACCTAGTGATGTCCGAATGGTATCAGGAACTGTGGCCGCTGGGCATGGCGCGGGTGGCCGAAACCAGTTTCGCCAACGAGAAGACCGGCAGCCGCGAGGGCATCGCGTTCGGCAGCCTGACCAGTCAGCGCGGCAACCGCCTGCTCATTGACGACCCGCACAGCACCGAGACGGCCGAGTCCGATACTGACCGGGAAAAGACCACGCGCAAGTTCCGCGAGGGCGCGCTCAACCGCCTAAACGACCAAAAGGTGGACGCCATCGTGGTCATCATGCAGCGACTGCATGAGCAAGACCTGTCGGGCGTCATCCTGCAACTGGGCATGGACTACACCCACCTGTGCCTGCCCATGGAGTTTGAGGTCGAAAAGCGGTGCGTCACCCCGCTGTTCACTGACCCGCGCACCTATGAGGGCGAACTGCTGGACCCGGGCCGCTTCCCCGCGCCCGTCATCGCCACCATGAAGAAAGACACCACCGAGTACGCATGGGCTGGTCAGTACCAGCAGCGCCCAGCCCCGCGCGAAGGCGGCTCGTTCAAGGTGGACATGCTGCAATTCGTCCCCGCTGCACCGCCGGGCGGTCGATCGGTACGCGGCTGGGACATCGCGGGCAGCACGCGCAAGAAGTCCCCCTTTACCGCCAGCGTGCGCCTCAAGCGCGGCTATGACGGGTTCATCTACATCGAAAACGTCACCCGGGTGCGCAAGTCGATTGCCGAGGCCGAGCAGCACATTGTGGACACGGCC